TTTGGAGCAGCTTGTCGCATGGTTTCGGCAAGGTCTGGAGCCAAACTCTGTATCTCGGTAATATAGCTATCCCAGGCGGCTTGAACTTTTGACTGGTCTTTGGCGAATTTGACTACATCTGCCACCTTAAAGGTTTTTTCGGCTAGTTGGTCTCCCGCATTAAATGCCACTCGATTTATCTCATCGGAAATAACGAACCATGTGGCTAGGGTTTCTGGTGGAATATTCTTTGCCATGCCCTCGGTGAGCATTACCCATTCAGCTAATACTTCCAATTCTCTTCTAGACGCTACGTGTGCTTGGAACATAGCGCGGTCAAATTCGGTTAATGATTTGGCACTAAGTAGTCTGGCTTCGGCTTCACTGGCTCGCTCATACTTGAAGCGGTTTAATATTTTGGTTAAGTATGGTTGGTACTGCTTTGGCACCGAAGCTCGTAGGTGGTCTCGATAGGCACGTAAACGCTGCACCATAAGTTGTTTCTGGTATGTCTCAATACGCTGTGGCAAAGTCTGCTTCAGCTCAGTAAACAATCTGTTTATACCGTTTATGTCGTTTTTGGCCCAGAACCTCGGCAATTCGGTTTTGATTTTGGCGCGGATGGCATCGGGTAAGCTCTGTTCCATCTTATTAATGGCTCTTGAAATGCCCATTGTCCGATTGCGCTGGACTTCTTGGAATGCATGGATTACATCATTGGGAGTCCCTGAGATGGCGATTTTACGGAGATGGTCGAGGATGGACTGCTCCATAACTGGAACGCCTTTGACATCCACAGTTTTTAACGCATCATCATAAAGTCTCTCCAACCCTTCCACTACCGCTCTTGTCTCCGCACTCGCCGCCTTTAGTAATTCCGGTTTAATCCGATAATACTCATGGGCAAAAGTATTGGCGATTGCCATATCATCCAAATACGCCGCGACTGTGCTGGCGGGCATGGTCTTACCAATTGCAATAGAACCTGTCACCGCCTCAGTTGCACCACCAGTCTGAGCAGTTCTGGCAAATAAAGCGGATTGCTGCTCTGGAATAGTCTTATTCCATCTATCCTTTAGACTAATAATCCGCCTTTGAATGTCTATCGGAAAATCTTTGAAGTCTGGCAATTTGGCCATATCTGTTATGTCCATTATTGGCGTTATTCCACGCATAATTTGCCTTACTTGGTTCTCAACTGTATTTTGGGTTACATAGAATGGAGTTTGCAATACTGTGCGCTTCCAAAGACTATATGTTTTGTCCAGGATTCTTTGTGCTTGGCCAGCGATTCCGGGTAATATCCTCGGTGGCGACACTCCAAGTTCAGTAGTGGCTACCCTTGCTAACCTCTGTCCAAGTATTGCGGCGGTGGTTTCTGGATAGTTGTCTGCGATGCCAACTAGCTCATCCAGACCCAATTTATCACGATTATTTACCAGATAATTCAAAGCTCGTTTTTGGTATGGACTTGTAATTGTTTTGGTTAAGGCTTCATCTGGTGTACCCATAAAGAAGTCCTGTAATATCTGACTAAAGGGCTTACCTGTGGTTTCACCAGCTCTGCCGAGGTTGTCCAATAAATCTCCCGCATGAGTTGGTAAATTACGCACTACAGACCTAGCGGATTCCTCTAGTGGTTTCCGAAAGGCCAATTTACCTGCAGCCCAGAGCTCTGCTATATCTGGCACTATCGCCGGTAACTGTTTAAGTCCTTTACCGATGGCTTTAACTGGTAATGCCGATGCCCGAATATAGGCTTCTTCTGCACTCGCTATCGGTTTTATGGCTTTAGCCAATCCAGTCATACCCGCTTTTGTTGCAGCGGTCAGGGCTTTTGGAGCTAAACCCCAGCCGAAATACATAGTCGGGTCAACTGCAAGTTCTATTCCAGTTTTGGCAAGCCATGGGAGCCCAGATTTCTCATCCCAAATTTCCTGTCGCTCGGCTTCTGGAATGGAGAATGGCTTACGGCCAGCTAATTCTCGGCGCAACTCTGGAGAAAATACTGTGCCAACAGACATAGCTGTTGGAGTAATTAACTTACGCTGGTAGGCAGCACCAGCTTCAAATAATGGCTTCAGAGCTGGCTGTTCATATGCCCATGCAAAGGGCTTTTGGTACCATGGAACTTCTGGCTCTGGTATCTGTTCTATAGCAGCTTCAGTTGGAGCTTCAGGCTCTTTTTGGTATACTGGTTCTGGACCAATTAACTCGCCAGCAAATTGTGGCCCAAATTGCCTGGTTAACTTTGTCAATTCTCGGATATAAGAGCCTTTTGGAAGCTTGCCAAGATAGTCACGCCAACCAGTCACATATTTTTCGCGTTCTGTGGATGGAAGTCTCTCCAACTCGCTCTTGTAATCTATTGGCTGTGTAGTCATTTCTTGGCCTTTATATCATCCAATAATCTTTCAATGCCTATAAGTATAACTGGGATTCCCATAACTAGCTCTGCCCACCTGATGTACTTGTTGGCCTCTTGCCCATAAAAGCCCATTACCTCGATAACCACAAATATGTAAATTAAGATTACACCAAATGCGATTAGTAATGCGTCACCAATTAGCTCTTTATTATTCATGGTTACCGGGCCCAACTCGGCTCAACCTGTCTGGAACTAAGTCCGGGTATCATTCGCTGGTAGGTACTGTACCAGTCTTGTGGATTAACACCAAGCCAATTTACCGCACCTGCTATTTGCTCTTGTTCGCTGGGCAATAAGTTGCCCCACCATTGAGCGGATGGAGTGGATAATGGAACCTGTCGCATTTGCTGGCCAGGGGCTACTTTACCACCAGTCAACCTGGCTACGGCTCCTGGAGTGCCTTGACCCATTTGGGCCCAATATTTATATGGTTCTTGAGCATACATCTGGGCCATCTGCTGTGCCGCCTGGGCAGCCTGCTCGCCACGACTAAGCTCGGCCTGCAATCTAAGTTGAGCTTGCTGCTCCCAATTCTGTTGCGTTGCGTTACGCTGTGCCAACTCATATTGAAGCCGAAGTTGGGCCATCTGTGCTTGCCTTTGAGCTTCATCCTGGGCCATCTGTTGCTCTGGAGTAAGCTGACCGGCCATAGCTCTAGCCATAGCGGCTTGCCGGTCCAGCTCTGCCTGCTGCATTTGCTGTTCTGGAGTAAGCTGTGTGGCTGCCGATGCTGCTGGAATACGTTCCCAGCCGCCATCACCATAAATGCCGCCAGTGGGATTCCACCAGAATTGTACCCCATCAATCTCGATTACTTCAGGTTTAGCACGGGCTTGCTCAGTATCTTCGGGGGGAGTATCAGGAGTCGGCAAGGCTGGTGGCGGTAGCCATTCTGCTGGGTCAACCTGCCACGCGGAGTCACTTGGAGTTGTTGGAGCCGGTGCTTCCTCTCCACCACGATTTAATATATTCGGTACAGCGATTGCGGTACCTAATGCACCAACTCCCGTCAGAAATTTGTGCCGGCCCATCCATTTCGGTATTTGTGCTAAGGCGGAGCCAACAGCTTTAGCCCCTGTGCCTAATGCACCGATTCCCGGCACTACTCCAGTAGTTACTGGCTGCCCTTGCGGAGTTGTCGTGCCCACATTCAATAAATTATATAGCCAGTCTGGATAGGTCTGCTTCTTCCACTCCTCAAATTTATCCGATAAACCTTCTTCGGGTGGTGGCTCTCCATATCTTGCCCCCTGTACTTGCTGTGTCCATGGTGCAAATGGCATATTATTGCTCCTTCCTACCACGATAGTTCAATTCTTTCATGTCTAAATAATAATCGGTTCTCGCAATAATCAAGTTTTGGTCTAACTTCTTACCCACTGAAGTACCCAAATCAAGAAAACCAATTAACAATTCAATTTGTTGGCATTTAATTTGGATAAACGGTCTAACTGACCCTATAAACTCACGGACTGAATCCCAAGTACAAAGATACCAAGTATAACAATCGTTCCACTTACCATAATGTCGTGCTATTGTGTATGAACCACCGAAAGCAGGTACTAGCCACTCGACCATTCTAATATTAGTATTTGTAATGGTAATATATGGTAAGTACCGAATATATCCATCTCTATTATCTTTATGACGTGTTATAGTAACACAGCCTTCACCATCTAGTAATCCTGCTGCATAAGCTATATCAGTAATACTAGCTACCAAATGTCTCCTTATCTTTACGGAATCTCTGCAATTCCGCTCTAGTTAGCCAAGAACACATTGGGCAAGGTTCCGGCTCTCCGTCTATGTGATAAATATCCATTAGCGCCATTATCTCCTGCTCCGTCAACTGCTCATAAGGCTTATTGAGAATTTGCCATGGAGACTCCGGAATCCGCATTGTTTCGGCAATCTCTTGGCTAAATAGCTCTAAAGCACCACGAATTGGCCTCAAAGTTTCCTCGACCAATTGCTCTAAATAGGTCTTTTCCATAATTTATTTTCGCTTAACCTTAAACCTGATTTCGGTACTGGAACTCATCGGGTCTTACTAATCCCATCTTTATTGCTTTAACCGCTAGACTGGTGCGATTTTCTACGCCAAACTTCCTGACTAGTATAGTAACCCGGAATCTTAAATTTCCATGCGATATGCCCATTGACTCGCATAAAACTTTATAGGGCAAGCAAATTTGGCGAATCAAGGCCAAATCACGTTCAGTTATATGGACAGTCTTTTCTGATTCTTGTTTGGTTGCCACCACTTCTTGCGCTTCTTGTGTCTCTTGCGCCAGTATCCGTTCAAACTCTTTTACCATAGCCATTTTTCTCTCTCCTTAGTTTTACGGTTGTGGAGTACCGTACCGAGTTGTACCACGGACTTGGCTACCCGGAACTCTAAGACCACCACCTGTACTGGGCTTTCCAGCTTGAGCCATTATCGCTTGCAATTCTTCAAGACTACCAGGCATAGCTGGTTGGTATGCACTAGGCTGCTGTCTGACGCCAACTGATAATGCTTGGGCTCCACCTGGCATAGATAAAGCTCCGGGTGTCTGACCTGGAACTGTTCCTTGCTGGACTGGAGAGGTTGGCTGCCCTTGTTGGGCCCCAGGCGTGATTCCAGCTTGTAGCTGTCTTATCTTGCCTAGTCGAGCCGCTTCTCCAGCCAATTCTTGTGCAACTATCTGAGCCAAGACCTGTCGAACGGCTGGGTCCGAACGGAGCCTTTCAGCTTCCACTCGAATATCCTCAGCTATTGGGTCAAGATGGCTCAGGTAACGCCGTCTACCTGTCGCCGAACTTAAAATACCAGTCTTTACCAGATTTATCATATCTGCATGGCGTCTGGCTTCTTCTTCCGGGCTCACCGGAGTAAACTCCACAAATGTCGTATAATGGCCTTTGATTTTTGCTCGGTCAATCTTAACATCAAATTCTTCGTCTGGAGCTTTGGCCCAAATTCTCATATCTTCCGGCAGCACCCGTTCAGCAATCTTGGTACAATTTGACATAACTTTAGCGGTACTCAACTGCATTTGCTCCAGAACTGTATCGTATCGTAGTCGGGCTTCGGAGATTACCAAAGACCTGTCTGTGCCTGAGCGTACACCAGCTTCCGGCAGACCCCTGACGCTTCTTGGAGCTGCCGATGCTGCCAAAATTGAGCTTGTGTATTCCATATGCTGCATGACTATTTCTGGCGGCGCCGACTTTACATAGTCCTCGATGGTTACACCGGCTGGTTTTTCATAAATCTTACCAAACTTCATTTTAATGGTAGTCAGGGCGGCGGCACCTGGGCCACTTACAAATGTAATTGGCCAACTATGCGCCTTGATAATTATATTGTAAACCGAATAGGCGAATGATTCCGACCTTAGTAAGTTCCGCAAATACCGAATTAACCCGACTGCCTGGTATTCTGGCTTTGAGCTTTTGTCCAGATTTCCAAGCCCGGAGAATCCAATCACGTACGGAATATGGCCATAATCATGCTCCAGAACTCCCTCATCATCAGAGGCGGTTAGAGCTGGTTCTCCATTCACATATATCGCGCGATAGTCTCTATCCCAATACGTTACCTGTATAATGTCTTGAGTGGTGCCAGTACCACTACCAACAATCGGTATTGTAGCCAGATATTTCTTGAGATTGGGCCACTCTTGCTTCGCCTGCATGATGGTCTTGGTTTCTTCCACAATCATAAACTGTCCGGATGGGTCCGGATAGACGTTTGCTGGATGCACCGCCCGAATGACTATCGGTATCGCATCGTAAAGCTCTCCATTATAATATTTCCGCCGCTTTTGAAATTCATCGTCTGATTCATCTGCACGCTGCTCTGGCTCGTCCGGCATACGGTCTGGGTCATATGTAGTCTCAAAGCACCACATACCGTATTGGCATCCATGCTTTGACGCTACACGCCAGGGGCTAGTCTGGGCTTCCATCTTTGTCCGATAAAACATACCCGTATCAAATTTCCGTAGCATTTCGGCCTGCTCGGCTGCTTCTGGAGTATTACCTCTCATAGGTCTGAAAAATCTGGCATAGACTGTGCTTACATGGTTAGTCCCGGCATCCACAATATCACGGGCTGTGGGCAATACTACACCATCTTCCTTGTATTCTTCGGGCAAACCTAACTGGTCTCGGAACAATAGCTCATAGTATTGGTCATCTAGTCCAAACGCTATATTCCGTGCCGAATAATATGTTCGGAGACTTGCCAAGCTATCCATTATAAATTTCTTAGTGGGTCTAGTTGTCATGGCTCACCCCAATTTATTTACTATTATTACCAGTCCGCCTCAATAATCTACGGCGGTCTTTACGGGTCAACTGTAAGTCCACCACCTGCCCATTACTCTTCCTGACCTTGACTGTCTTTAATGGACTAGGCGTAATAATCCCATATATCATGCCCGCCTTTGCTGGACTAATAGTTCTTCCCCAGGCGGAACCAATACCACTACTCACCCCGCTAAGACTTGGTAGGTTTGGTATCGCCTTTTGGATTCGTTCCAATGGCGCTAGTGGATTCTGCACTTCCCGCTCCCGCTTTTGCTCCTGCATTTGCCAGCTCTCCTTCTTTATCCAAAGCCTCTAATATCGCCATAGCCGTTTTCTCGATTATCTGGTCGCTCTGGTCTTTGGAATACCCGTGACTCGGCGAGAATATTAACGGCGTCTCCTGCACTATATTATGCTTTATGGAATTCCAATTCGCGGGTCTCCAATTCTTATCCATTTCTACCATCCTTTCCACATACTCTCTTAATGAGCATTTTGAACAGATTCCAAGCTCTTTGCCAAGACAACTTTTGCACTTATCTACTCCCATCCATTATTCTACCGACTTATTACCAATCATCAATTCCACCTATTTATTCTCGTTAACGCCTATTTCCAAACGTAACATAGTCAGAGCCCATTATGGCACTACCAGCCATTAAGCCACTACCCGCCTGCCCAGATACCGATGTACCACCCATAAATGCCATCGCCCGGTCATCATGTAGTGGCTTCTTGGCCTCAATTTTTCCATTCCGATAAATCAATCCACGCAACTGTCTGACCAATTTCCTGTCATAACTAATCACCGAGTTATTCTTTATGGCCAGTAACGTATCGCTGACCATCCCCGCCTTATTTGAGTGGTCAGTATTCCATCCATATTTCCCCGTCAACTCCCCGTTCGCCGCTCTTTCCATATACAAATTCCGATACACAATATCATTAACCAGATAATTCAGCACCCCACGACCAACGCCATTACGCTCAACCACCAATAGCGCCAAATTATACCGTACTCCAATTTCCGCTATCTTGTATGCAAATGGCTTCTGTTCCATCTTGCTCTGTACTGCCGCCACCTGCTCAAGTCCACCAGGCCCTAATTTCAATACTACCCCATCATGTGGGTCATTATCTGTCGCACCCTCGCCGCCTGCTGGGTCAACCCAAAAAATATACTTCGCGCCGGGTTCGGGCTCTTTCCAAACTTCCAATATCCCCTCTTGCCTTAGTGGGTCTCTGGCTCGGAGACTCCATGACTGCAACTGCTCATCCACATCTTGAAATACTTTATCAGGCGCGCCGAGCCAGCAACTCTCCAAGTCCTCAATATATTCTTGTGGAAAGAAATTGCCTTTATTTTCTGACCTCATAGAACGAATCTTCCACCGTCTCCATCTAATCTGTTCCTCATCAAGCCCCTTTTCCAGCATCAGCTCGACTTCTTTTGGTGTATAACTCAATTGCCCACGTTCTTCTTCCATAACTACCGGGCTGTCTCTTGGAATCCGATAGTCGTCACAGAGCCACCAATAAAACGGCACCATCCGAAAATCCGACTTGCCTTCCAAACAATCCTGTACCGAATTATAATAATAGCCCGAATCCCCTAACGGCGTAGACTCTCTAATCAAGTACCCATTCATTGGTATGGCCTCTGCCAAACCACTCAACAACTTCTCAGCGTCTGCATAATGGGCTTCCTCAGAGACCAATGCCCGATGTACCGTATCGCCTCTCCCAAATGCGCGCTGCCCAGCAGTTCCAATATAAATCGTACTCCCATTCTCAAACGCCTTTTCGTTATCCGAATCATGATACATCTTTGACTGCATTTCTTTGGGCAGACGTTTATGGAATGTATCCACTTTATCCAGTAATCTTCTTGTGGCATAGTCCTCATGACTTACTATGGCTACCGTCAGACCCGGAATCAACTGTGCCTCAATAAAAAATAGTGCCAAAATCGCCGTACTAATCCCCTCTTGACGGCTTTTTGCCAATATCATCCGATAAGTCCAATTCGCAAATAATAGTTTCTGTGCCGAATTTAGCTTTAGCAACTGCAACTCGGCGTTCTTATTGACTATCCAAAGCAGGTTTTCTACCAATGCCAATTTAGTTACCAAGTCTTGCATTTAATTAGTCTGCTCCAACTCTAGCCAATACTTCCTTCACAATATCCTGTGCCACTTGTCGCTGTTCTGGACTCGGCTCCATCTTCACTTCAACTTCTCTCGCCGTAATTGACCGCTCGCTGCCATCCATTCCCATCTCCCGCACCGTCAATTCTCTTTGCGTCTGGTTCATTGTATTCCGTATCGAGTTAGCAAGACGTTCCCATGGACTCCCAGACTCTTCTCGTGCGCCCATAACTGGCACTCTTAGTCCGGCCAATTTCGTCACGTAAGTCCACATAGGGTCACTAACCGGCTCTTTCTTTAATATCTTCTGGAATATCCCAATTCCCGCCTCAATTATCGAGATATCCAATAATGCAGTCCGTATTACCCTCGCCTCACCACCAAATCTCGCTGCCAGTTCCGGCACTCGGTCATCCAATTCACGAAAATCTTCATCGGTAGCTCGCCAATGCTGCCATGACCTGAATTTCCGGTTGACTATTCTGAGCGCCATACCCTGCTCCATACCGCCAATTCTCAGCACCAAAAATGTCCCCTTATGGCCATCATCAGCCTGGAAAGGTCTAATGGCGCCAAGAACAGTAATGCCAGTAATGCCAGTAATGCCCTGAGCCACTTCTCCACCACTATTTCTTACCGTTAATGCTGTTTCCACTCTTGTGGCCCCTTTCCACCATGTCCATTCCCACTCTGCCACTCCTTATACTCTGTGCCCCAGAAAAAATGGCCCATAATATAGCCCACCAAATAAATTGCCCATCCAATCACTATCTCTTTTAGCGGAATTGAGACTCCAAGTCCCCATATAATTAGTATCGCAGTCCAGAACCACTGTGCCTGCATCACTATCTCGTATTTATGCCAAATATCCCGATAGATATAAGTCCAAGGTCTGCCCCCAATTCTTGACCAAAGCCACCTATACGGGTCAGCCCAGAACTCTTTCCACTTTGATCGCATACCACTTCTCAACTGTCTATTCTTCCAACCTATTCGCCTTGTCTTTTTCGGCATCACGGCTCTTAAACCAGAAAGTCACCACTACTCCAATAATTCCCACATACGCCTCAGCCCCTATTTTGCCCATAAAAAATCCGGCAGTCAAGCCCAGTATCCCAACAAGGCTAATTGCCGGACGAATCCACTTCATACCGCCCTATTCCTTTCCGCGTTTAAATATTTGCAGTTCTCATTCCCATCAATATATCTCCCACCATTCCAATTAGCCCTATCTATTACGGCTGCCCCACACCCTAACCTAACCTGATACACCTACTCTAGCACACTTTCGCCGCCCTGTCAATAGATCATCCAGTCTAACATTTGCTAGTTTTTATATTTCTGAGACTTTACATAATATTTTCTCATTATTCTCAGATATTACTTTATATATAGATATATATCTAGAAACGATGAGAAAATCAGTTACGAGTCAATAATATTTATTGACCTCTGCCAGAAAACTAGGCTCCACCAATAATCTTACTTTTTACTCGTCAAAATTCTCTGTCTCGTTATTGACCTCGCGGAAAATTTTCGATGCCCAATTACACTTTTGACTCGTAAAAACTGTTTTTTAGTCGACCAAATTAGCCTCTGAGCCACCAACTCTACCACTCCCCCTCTTGTCCTTGGATTCGCTTTTGACCTCTAAATAGCCCTGTCATGGATTCACTATTTTATGTGCAGTTTCGCTCACTATATATTATGTCAAGTACCATCCAAAAGCCTTATTACCATCCAATCTCACTTTTGGCCTCTAAATTAAGTTTTGACTCAGCCCATTATTTATTCTAAATTTTAGCTGTCAATAAACTCGTATCTAGAAGGCCAATAACGCCTTTTGACTCGTAAAATCGCAAAATGAAATTTAAAAAATCCAGCCAACCAAATTCACCTTTTGGTAGCGCCATGCATAACCATTCAGTCCAACTAACCAATTTGCCCTCTCAAAAGCTGCCCGCGCTTCCATTCTGCCCACCAGCCCTTGGTCATTCGGCTGGCCTCTAACGAGCCACCATAGGTCAATAATCTGGCGCCTGTCGAGCCAATGTTGGATTTGGGTGCTGGAATTGAAATTGGTGCAATATCCCCCCAAAATGATTGTGTGTGCCCCAGACAGAAGCGACTGGACATTATGTAAAGCTGTGAGCCTGTGTGTTGCGGGCTTGACATAACATGGAGCGTGGGCGAATGGTGCGATATGGGCCAGCTTGATAAGCTTGATACAGGCAAACAAAAAGGCCCAGTTTTTGACTTCTGGGCCTAAGCTTGATTATTGACTGAATCTTGACTGTTAGGGCATGGGGCTTGATTATTTTGACCTTATGCGCTTAGCCTAGAGTCAATTTAACTCTAGCTTGCTTTGGCTCTTAGCTTGCTGATTCCTGAGCCTGAGCTTTGCTGGGCGTCTCGTAGATATACCCGCTCAGCGCGTGCGCCGTGCAAAACTCTTCGAATTTGGGCTTTGAGTCTACGCGAGTGTGCGGGTATTTGTACTCAGCGCTCGCTTTTTCGGCCTCAGTCGCGTGCGTCATCACGAATTTTGTTAGGCTGAGTTTTGACCCATCTGGGCTTACAATCATCGTGTGTCCGCCCGCGGCCTTAGCTTCGCCCTTAGCGGCCTTAGTCCCGGCCCCAACGCCCTTTACGATGACTACAGGATTGAATACAACTCCCTTGGAGCGCATCTCGTTGCCTGCTTCATCTTTGGACGCTGTATTGAAGTACCGGAGCGATTCTACAGGCTTTCCGAGTAGTTCGGAGACTTTGAGCCCGGCCAAAACTTGCTCGATAGCTTCCGCGACTGCTATGCTGGAAGTTTTGATAGCATCAGCATTTTCCGCGAGCTTTGCGGAAGCTATTTCGTCCGGAATTTTCGCGAGCGCGGCCTTGGCGCTCAAATAACGCCCGTACGCTTCGTCAAATTCGGCGGTGGCCGGTTCAAGAGTTTTTGCGGCCGCAAGCGCCGTAGTTAGCGTGGTTTCGAGGGTAATTTTCTTGGCCTCAATATCCTTGACTGTCATTTTATCATTCTCCAATAAAAATTTGCCCTAACAGTCAAGAGTCAATCAATAAGCGGTAGTCCCAAGCTTGCGGTCATAGCTATGGAAGTGATGACCTTGCTATGGGCTTGGGCTTGATTCAATTATTAAAGTGCGTTGTGGGCTTTATGAGTCAATACCCACGATACAAGTATCTCACAGGCGCGCTTGAGAGTCAATACAATTTTTGACAAATAGGGGACAATGGGCCTAGTGGGGAAGTATCTATGGCGCTTCAATAGCTGTCAAAGATGTATCAAGCTCGTAAATGCTCATTCTAGCTCGTTCTAGCTCACTATTTTGAAAATTGACCTTTAAATTAGGGCCCGGAGCCTACTTGACATAATTATTGACGGCGGGGGATTTTGTGGGAGATTTATGGAGCACCGGGGTAAGGGCTGGAGCCGAGTGTGGGCACTCAAGTTGGCTGAGGCTAGCGTGCCCAATACTTAGCATACTGTGGTAAGAGTTTCTGGAGCACAAGTCAAATTACTGGAGAGCGCGTTTACCTGTTAGCGTGTAAAAACTCGTTAAATTCGAGCCTGTAAATGAGAACGAGAGAGCTAGAGAGAGCTTGAGCGAGATAGCAGGCGTAGGATTGCAAGCTAATTGACTGTGAATCAGTGTGCAATAGTGAGCGACTTGTGCTATACTAGTATTGGAGACTTAGAAAGAGCCAGCAGATAGCTGGGAATGAGGAATGAGGATGGATAGTCGGTGCACCGGTTGTAGATGGCACATTCCCAAGAAATTTGGTGGGGATGGCATCCTCTGTAACCAGACTACGATGGTCAAGCAGAATCGGTGTCCGGAATGGGTCATAAACTGGTATATCAGCACGATTAAACCTGGACAGTTCTCCATGAACGAATTAGTCGAGGCGAATCGGCTATGATTCTGAGTAAAGAGGTTTGGGATGTAACACCGGTTCCACAAAGAGTGGTAAACTGCCGGGCGGCTGGGCTAAGTGGGCAGGTGGGTAGTAAAGAGTGGGACCAGCTGAACGAGATGGAAATGATGGCAGTTATGGGGCTCAAGGCGCCGACTTATAAGGGTGGAGTGGTTGTGGATGAAGCGGAGCATCGGAATCAAAGGGAACTGGAGCGGCTCTATGAAATGCGGAGTGTCGCCAATGATATATTGGCTAAGATACTTAATAAATAGTGGGAGGGCGATATGCCAAAAGAATTATTGACACCAGAACAGATGGACAATGCGGCGGAAGCGGCGAGAGAGGAATTGGTGGATATGGGCAAGGAGATTATTGATGGGATTGCCAACATGCCTCTATCCATGGTTACTAGGTGGTGGAAGAAGTGGTATCTGCTGGCCGGGCATAAGAGACTGGGCAGAATATTGATGGTGGTGAAGTAATGGGTAAGATGAAAGATGGGGATAGACTGGTAGCCCAGTTAATTTCTAAGGCGCGGATGCAGGGAGTGGACTATCTAAGGTTGGTAGGGCCAATGTATTGGATGCTGTATGTTCTGGAAAACAGGAACTAACGGATTGTAATTAGTTAGCCAATATGGCTGGAAGGAGATAAATGGATGATACCCACCAAGAAACCATTCTTTATTAGCTCATCGAATAAGAGGCAGTTGGAAGCCATAATGGGCACCCGGACAAAGCATCCGGTCAATATTCTGGTTAAGGGAAAGCATGGGATGGGCAAGAGCGAGTTGGCCAGACAGTTGGCGGCTAATAATAATCTGGACTACGTGCCGGTGCCGATTGGAAGCCTTCAGGAGACTGGGCAATTAATGGGCCGGTATGAGTTATTGGCCGGGGAGACGAGGTTTGTTGAAGGGAAGTTTCCGAAGGCGGTTCGGACGCCAAATACGCTGATACATCTAGAGGAATTGAACAGACCGGAGAGCCCAAAAGCCCTGAACGACTTGTTTCCGTTATTGGATGATGGGCGGGCCATTATGCATGAGCAGTTGGGCGAGATAAGGGTGGCGAATGGAGTGGTATTTGTGGCCACTCTAAACGAGGGGTTTGAATATACGGGGATTGACCCGTTAGACGCCGCATTGGAAGACCGGTTTAATATTGTTGGATTGGATTACCTGCCGCCGATTCAGGAGACCAATCTGATTGTGATGAGAACTGGACTAATTGGCGAGAAGGTCACGCGATTGCTGGAATTTGCCAATAAGCTGAGGAATGATGGGCAGGAGCCAATTCATGTGAGTACCCGGAGAGTCCTGATGATGGCGGAGTTGGTGCTGGCGGGACTGGATATGCGTCAGGCGGTGATTGCGAATGTGGCGTTGGACAAGGATAAATTGGAGTCTATTCTGCTGCATTTTGATTTTTCTGGACAGGCGGTGCAGGCTGGGACCAATGGTAAGTTGGATGATGCTTTTGTGCTGCTATAGGAGTGAAGGGAAATATGGATAAGTTGGAACTGGAAGCTGAATGGGCTTATGAGTGGAGAACTGGAGAGCCATTGATAGAGCTGGATGATGATACGGATGGGCTGTTTGATGGGGAGTTGGAAGGGAGCGTGGGATAATGGCCAGGTCAGATAATTGGCGAATTAACAAGTCGGGTCTGATGGCAGTCGAGGGCGCCCAGATTTTGAAGGCGTTGCAGAAAGTGGCTGGAGCAGCTGGGCTTCCAAGTGGTTACAAAATTAAATTCGCCACAAAAGGGCATGAGAGTGGAATTGATTTTGACCGCAAAGAGATTGTAATTGGAGCTGGACGGCTATTTCAGGAAGCACCAATTCCCGGAGAGCTATTTGATGTATTGGTGGGGCTTGTGCTGCACGAAGTTGGGCATGAGCAAATTGGGACAGATTGTGTTTGGGCCATTTTGAGATGCCCCACTACGGACCCAAAAGAGCGTGAACTATTCCATAAGTTTGTAAATATTGGCGAAGATGTGGTGATTGAGTCGAAGCTACTGGCTAATCCAAATATCGCTGAATATGAAAAGACGCTGGAGACTTGGGCTGTGGGGCAGATACGCGATGCCAAGACTGATAGGCTTATGGAGTTGTGGATTGAGTACGCTTTGGCACATAAGGCTGGGGCGTTATTGAACTTGCCGGATGAAATGGTGGAGCCGATGAAGCAGTTAGTGGCTCTTACTGGGTGGCTTAGACATTGCCCAGAGCATAAAGAAAGAACCAAAGCGTATTTATCTTACTGGAATATAGTTAAAGACTTCTTTATGAATCCGCCTAAACTGAAAAAGACGGAGCAGCAGGGAATGGGAAGTAGTGGTGGGCAATCGGAAGACTCCCAGCAAAAGGATAGTATGGAGAAGCAGCCGGAAAACCAGCAAAAGCCTGAGCTGGAGAGTGAGAGTATGGCTAGTAAGTCTGAGCCAAAAGATAAATTGGCATCAGATACCGATTCCGATGCGGGAAGTTCTGGGCAGGAGCCGGATACAAATACTCAAAGCCAACCACAAGCTCAGAGTCAGAGTCAGAGTCAGAATAATGGAACTGCTGAACCCCCAGTAGAAGTGGAACCAGATGAAATGGAAGCTCCACTAGCTCCCAAATCTGAGGATAAAATTAGCGAGGAATTGGCTCAGGAGATAGAAGCGGCGGTGCAGTCGGATACCGAAGATATTACGGCTCAAGTGCAAGAGGAATTTGGAGAGAATAGTGAAGTGCGGTTTCCAATTTTGCGCTCAAGAGAGACTAAGACGCCGCTAATTAAGCCTGACCAGCAGTTGCGGAAAAGATTGGAACGTATTATGACTATTCGGAAAAGGCTCCAGGCTAGGACTATGCATGGAGAGCAGTATGGACGGATAGACCAGCGGCATTTGGGCAGAGTGGCGACTGACCAGCGGATATTTAGTTTGCGGTATAAGTTTCCGGATGGGTTTCCAAATACACGGATATTGTTGGATTTGAGTGGGTCAATGGAGGGGCATGAGGCGGATGAGGTACTGGAAGCCGCTGGAGCACTACAAAGTCTGGTCAATGCGGAAGTCTGGTGCTACAAGCAAGATGGGGGCGTGAAATTAGTGCGGATGGATAATGGCAATCGCATGATACATAGATTTGAGCCTGGTGGTAATACGCCTAGTGGACTCGCGATTGTGGGCGTTGCACTTGGACTAAAGCGTGGTGGACTTGTGGTGCATTTGACTGATGGTGAACATAATTGTGGGCAGCAGCCTTGGAATGCAAACTGGAAGCTCAAAGAGAATGGGATTGAGCTGGTAAATATTATTTGGGGTACTCATACACGGTGCTATGATTTGGAAGGTATGAATGTCCGAAAGATACGTGGACTTGCGGAGTTCCCGGATGCGCTGTATGAAATTTTGGTAGAAAAGGCCAAACTGAGTAGCATTAGTGGAAAGAAGTGAGGTTTGTGGTGGTTACCAATAAACATGAACATGAATTATTGACAGTAAAGGAAGCGGCAAAGATGCTTGGAGTATCTAGGTGGACCATCTATCGTTGGCTCCAAAGAGAATGGATTGTTGGAATTACACTGCCAAATAGACAGAAGCGTATTTTGCGGGCATCAATAGTGAATTTGCTGGAAATTTCTGGGGGATAAACTTGTCTATTGACGTATATGATGGGACAAGTTATTTGGTACAGGTATTTCCAGATTTGCCATATATAATTGGTAACGGAGTAATGCCGACAGCTATGAAGGGAATAATGTTTGGGCCACCAAAAAAGGGCAAGTCTATTGTGCTGAACCAGTTGGCGTTATCGGTAGTGCACGGGAAGGATTGGTTTGGCTTCAAAACTAATCCAAAAAAAGTCCTGTATATGAATTTTGAGGTTGGACATAAGAGCTGGCAGCGGCGATTGAAGAAACTGTGCTATGGAATGAGCTTGTTTCCGACTGGCAATCTTTGTTTGGTTAGCGATTTAATGGGCGTGAGGTTGGACATGGCAACAGGGCAAGCGGAGATGGAAAAGGTTGTGGCAATTCATAGGCCACATCTGATTATTTTGGACCCATTCAAAAAGATTATTTCGGCCAGCTCGACTTCGGAAGAAAATGTACTGGCGTGTACGGACTTTCTGGATAAGCTGATATTTAATTATGGAGTATCGGTACTAATATGCCATCATACGAGAAAGAGTAAAGTGGTGCAGAGTGGAGTGATAGATTTGGGCGCACAGGAAATGACTGGGACTTATCATTTGGCGCAATGGGTGGACTCGATTATAAGTTTGGTTCCAGTGGCACAGGATAAGGTGAGGTTGGAATTTGAATTGCGGCACGCGGAAGATATCGTGCAGCCGATAAATTTGGCGCTGAACAGGAATTTGGCTGGGTTTGAAGTTGTTCCTTAAAAGGAGTAATAATAAAGTGGATGAGCATTTTTATCCATATCTAGCGGGATTCTTAGATGGCGAAGGCTGTATTACAGTTATTCACCAGAGCCATCGTAATAGTAATGGAAATAAGACTTTAATACTGTCTCCAAGAGTAACAATCTACAATTCTCACTTGGGAGTTATAAAGTATATCTACTCCCAACTTGGGTTTGGTGACATACAAATTAGACAGTGGGAGAAACTGCAAAGACGAACCCATTATCAATTAGACTTCCATAATTATGAATGGATTGTGAGCTTACTTCAACCATTATTGCCATACCTAGTTGTAAAGGCTGAGCAAGCTAAACTCGTAGTGGAATATTGTGGTAGCCGATTGCTACTGCCAATCCATAGTCCATATACGGAACAGGAATTAAGATTAGCTGAGATGATTCGCCAACTTAATAGAGTGGTGCCATAATAAATAGAGTAATTGAACGATAGAGTTGGAGTGGTATACTGATGGGCTTTACGTTTGCAATGAGCTATAGGCCGACTTACCAGAAAAAGACTGGAGACTGTACTAGTTGCCATCAGGGCATTGTGCCGGGAAGTCAAGTTATGGTTGGAACTGGCTATTTTAATCGGTATCTTATTAAAAAGCGGTATCATTATGGATGCTGGTTAGAGGAAGTTCAGATTCATGCAAAAGATTGGTTCTTTGCCAACCCATATATTTCTACTGCTATGGCTCCAGAAAAGAAAGCCGAGTTGAATCGGCTAAGAGCCAAAAGAAGATATATCCAGAAGAAAGGCGGTGAACCTAATGCGGTGATGAAGAAAGTGGAAGAAGTGGAATTGCAAATAGCTATTGTTAAGAGCCGGAAGTAAAGTAAATAGTGTGGAAAACCAAAACTAATATAAGGAGAAAAGATGGTTTACGGACAACAGCAGCAGTATGGACCACAACAGCCTCAGCAACAGTATGGACAGCCCGCGCAAGGGCCTCAGTATGGAGCACCGGCTCCTGGAGCACCGTCTATGGCCCAGCCGGATATCAAATGGTCTGGGCTGAGCAAAGGTGGTGCTTTCAAAGTGCCGGTAGTGGCATTTATTGGAAGGCTGGTCGATATGGTCTACGATAGCCAGAGCAACTTTGGGCTTCGGATTATCGAGAAATATGACCAGGTGCAAATTCTGGAGAGCCCGGCGCCGTGGCCTTGGGCCACAATTGATTTGTCCATTAAGTATTCGGACAGAGAAGAAAGCGGCTGGGGCAGACACGTATCGAGTGCCAAAAATATTGGACTGGCACAAAATGCATCTAGCCTGGATGAGGCCAAGAGGGATTTGGTCGGCAAGGTCTATGAGCTTCGCCAGAAAGAGGAAGATTATGGCGAGGATTCAAAGACTGGGCAGAAGTTTCATGGAGATGTCTGGAGATTTGTGCGGATAGTGGGAGTGGGCGCTACTGGGCAGTTTCAGCCACAACCACAACCTCAGTATGCCCAGCCCCAATATGCACAACCCGTACCTCAGCAGGGAGTGGGTGTTGCGCCAGCTCCAGTTGCAGCACCAATGCCCGCAAATACTACCCCAGTTCAGAGTCAGGCTCCAGCAGGACTTAATGGCCAGCTATTACCTACGGATACGGCGCCGGTAAGAGCCAAAAAGCTGCTACATGGAAAGGCGCTGAATGAGTTTCTGGGAGTGGCATTGTTGGACCCGGTGATTAAGGCGGATTCGGCGTTTGTCAATTCGATTTTTGACCAGAGCTTTATTGTCGGGTTGAAGGCATCGAATCAGGTGGTGCTGGGAGCGGACGGGAAGTTCCAGGTAGTGGCCTAAGTCCAGTAGGCCCAGGGCAAGGTTATGGGAGAGGGTGAGACTCGTGGTGGTTAGACACCAGCCCTCTCCCAAACCCTGAATAGAAAAGGAGATGTATGGAAGCGAAAGATACAGTAGTTAAACTAAAGGCCGTACCAAAGGAAATTTTTGAAAATCGTGCAGACACCATCCATACCAAAATGTGCTATGTCGCTGGCTTCAAGGAAGGGACTGAGATACAGGCTGAAATCTCTTTCAAGGCTGGTATCAAGGAAGTGGTGGAGGCCATTAAAACTAACGACCCGTGGCTTTATGCTCATCTCATTAATGGTGTCGAGATGCAAGCCAAACTCAAAGAGTGGGGGATGGAATGAGTGAAGAATTAAGACGGAGCGTATTTGCTGGAGGGATGAAATGAATCATTTTCTAAAAACTGATAGTAAACCATTCCAAGCTGTATTGTCTGGAAGAAAAACATTTGAGTGGAGATTAAACGACAGAGGTTTTGAGATTGGTGACCAACTCACTTTGAAAGAAATTAACAGCGATAAGGTATTCACTGGCAGACAATGTAAAGTCCATGTGACCTATATCCTCAAGAGTGGGTATGGAATACCAGATGGATATTGCGTCATGGCAATAACAAAACCAAACGAAGGCGTTAATGTCGGCATAAATATAGACAACTACGCTGATATGGATGATTAGAGGGAATAAAGGAAATTCCACACTCCCCCTAATTTAGAAAAGGAGCCAAAAGATGAAACGTAAAATTATAATCACACTGGCCAGCCTGGTATTTGTCTTTGTGGCACTGTTCTACACGCCTGTAGGGGCAATGGCCTTCAGCTACTTCTCAAAACAGATAGCTGGCCTGGCCCAGGACAGGTACACCAACGAGGTTACGGTTACTGATACACACGCATCTGGGAACTCGAAGTACGTTGTCTTTGTACAGTCCAACGCCCAGACCGTACCGCTCAAAGTCTATACTGTCTATCTCTATTTTGACGATGTAGTCCAGCCTCAGACGCAGACAGTTAGCTGGACGGTTGCCGAGATACCGGGGACAACCAAGAAAGTAACGTTCACCGGGCTGGATACTTCAGCAGTCCAGATTATAGAGCCGGAGATACGGTAACAAAATTTTAATTGGCGAATTTGACAAAAGTCAAAATACAGGTCAAAATAAATTGGAATAAGGAGTAGGTAATGGAGATAGTTGATTACCCAGAATTAGCGGATGAACTTTATCAGTATCTAATTCGGCGCGTGCAGGAGTTGACTTTTCCTGCCAGAAGTGCTGGAATACACTTGACGGAACTGATTTATTGCCTGACGGCTGGTTTCTGGAACCGCATAATGCCGTTACCAATAGAGCGACAACAGGCAATAACTATGGCGCTTGGAATTGGCTTTGAGCGGGTATTGATTCCAGAAGAGAAGCGGGCAAAAGCTGGAACTTGTGAGGGCATTGATTATAGTCCAGATTTCTGGTTCAGAGAGGGTATTCCAAGTGAGCTAAAAACTACTCGCATGAGCACCAAGAAAACGCATACCAGAGAGTTTCCGGAGACTTGGAGACAGCAGATAATGGGCTACTGTTATGCTGAAAAGAAGTTGGAGTACGGACTAGGCGTGGTGCATTTGATGGGTAATTATAAGCCACCTTTTCCAGAGATTATGGCCGTAAAGTTCAAGTTTAGTCAGCAGGAATTGGATGAGAATTGGAAATTTCTGATGTGGCGAAAAGATGTTTATGTGCAAAGTTTTGCGGATCAGAAACCGGCTACACCTACTAAGTGGTGCCAGGATTGGGAGTGCCAACTTTGCCGCTATGCGAAATCTGCCATACATTGTAATATTAAGACTGGGAGTAAATGAAGATGGAAAAGCCGGATATACCTAGACGAGTAACTAAAGTAACTTTGGAATTGATGGATGGCACAGTGGAATCCTTCCAGATAAACAAAGATGATGGAATGTTCTGCATACTGCTATCCAAAAAGCAGGACTTTGACCGGAATACTGGATATTGTGGTAGTGACTTGGAGCTGCAATTAAGATTGCTGGAAAGAGTCATACAATTTGCACAGTCATTACGCAAAGCCATAAGTGTTGAAAGATGGATGGACAAGCGCCAAAATTAGCTTTTAATAATTAGTTAAGGAGATAAGGCCAATGAGCGAAGTATTGAGTTATTATGGAGCAGAGGCAACTGGAAAAACCACGCTTGGATTCTCGGCAATCAAGGCATTTCCGGATGGGATTATGGTCCACTTTGACTTTGACTTAGGCAGAGAGAGAGCAATTTGGAGATTCCCAAAGGAGCTGGCTGACCGGATTAAGTCGGTTAGATTTGCGGAAGTGCCGACCTGGACTCTTGGGTCTGGTGCAATTACTCAGAGATGGGCTAGTTTTGAACGGACTTATGAAATGGCACTTAATGACCCACAAGTTAAAGCGTTATTTATTGATACGGCAAGCCAGATGCACGTGCTAAATGCGGATGAGTATTTGGAGAATTATGTCAAGCGGAATAATCCGAAAAGACACCAGTTAATGCAAATTGAATATCGCTTTCCAAATAACCGGACTAAGGCGAAGTATATGGCAGCAAGAGAAGCCGAAAAGTTGCTGATTGTTTCCCATAAAGAGGCGCCAATTTATGTGGAACAATTTGTGCAGCAATCGGATGGTTCCATGAAAAAGGAATCGGTGAATACTGGGCAGAAAACTTTTAATGGTATGGGCGAGACGCCTTATTATGCGGATCAGCATTTGTGGCTCTATTTGAAGAATGTTAATGTGGATGCGGCTGGGAAGGAGTCGAAGCCGGTAAGACTGGCGACTGTGGCACAGTTCCAGAAACCAAATCCGCCTGCAATATATGGAGTGGAATTAATGGCACCAAGTTATGAGCGTATAATGCAGGTGGTGGATGGAGTCAAGAAAATGAGTATGGAGAGTGGACAGTGAAGATAAGCCACGATGTTTTATCTGGTGCAACAATAATTGATTATAAGTGGGACATAGACGATAAGCGGAAAAGAAGGATTATGGGCATTATAATTGAGGCTAAAAATGGCAAACGATATGCGATATATCCAACAGCATATTCCAGATTAACCGAAATGGGCGATTATATGCAGATTTTTCGTCTGGCTTTGTGGGAGATACAGCATGAGCAACCAGCCTAAACTTTTAATCCAATGGCAAGTTGAAGAAATATTGGCTCGGCAAGAATTGATGGAGCAGATTAAATCGGTAAAGCTGCTTACTCCATTTTTGCGATTGTACCTAGAAAGTATAGCTTTAGAGGCTTTGGAATGAGCTTCATAGTCCAAGATGTTTATGAGCCAGATTATATGGCCCAAATGCTTAGCTCATTTATGCAGGTACAGCGGCAAAATCTGGTACAGCAAAAACTTTGCGATTATTTCTGGTTTGGTGGAGATGGCCACTCAATAACTATGGAACGGAAAGAGTGGTCAGACTTGATGGCGAATTTGGCTAGACTGGAAAAACAATTAAGGGTGGCGACTAATCATGCAGATGAGGTTGGGTTAATTGTGGAAGGCGTAGCGGTGCCGTTGGCTGGCGGCGAGATTGCACTGTATCAGATTGGTAAGAATCCAAAATATCTACGGCAGACTAAGATTAGTTCCATGCAGTATGCCAGTATTATGGGATATATCTGGCAGCTAAGACGAGTGGCGAATATAACGACTTATTTTACCAGTACGATACAGGCTACAGCATGGGCGTTAAAGACCTTTGTGGAGAATAGCCAGAAAGCCGATTCAAATTTGTTACAACATTATGTACGGACTAGACAGATTAAATGGCAAAGTAATCCTATGGTGGAAACTATCTCTGGAATAAAGGATGCGGATGGATATGTAGTAGGCGAGAAAAAGGCTATTGAGTTAGTGGAAAAGATTGGCAGCTTATGGGATATAGTTCACTTGCCACCAGAAGAAATTACATACAGTTGTGATGGGATTGGACTAGCTACAGCAAAGCGGCTGATAGCAGCCATAAAAACCATTACGAAAGCGAAAGGGGATTGTTAAAATGATGGAGAATAGTAACGGAGTGGATACGGAGATAGTTGGACAGACCATGCAGCTAACATTCACAAGTTTTCGGGACAGTATTGACATGAGTGGATTTAGAGTATCAATAGACCGGCGAGCGCCGAGACTATGCTCGTATCCAACTTTACAGCAGTTGGTTATTCCAGTGGCCCGCAATATGGAGAGGCCAAATGTTGAGCGGATTTGTGAGGCGGTGCTGGATAATAACTGGGAGCTAATACAGGATTTTATTAATGATGTATATGAGCTTGGAATAAGCCATATTATTCTGTGCTGCTGGTGTACCAAAGAGCAGATTGAGCATGGAAAATTATGCGTGGCAAGAATTATTGGAGACTATATTTTGGACAGGGCTGGTACGGATGGTGACTTTAAGTTTCCAATAGAGATAGAGTATTTGGACGGGAGAGAAACCTTATGACTAAATCAAAAAAGCTAAGGGATTTGGAAGCTGGGCATGAGGCCATAGTATTGGCCAATGAGCATTGGGCCTGGTTGCAGACATTACTGGAGAAAGTTTATAAAGATGCGTTTGCAAATGGATATAAGCATGGGAGAGACTCCAAATGAACGTACAGCTAAAGTGCCCGAAATGTGGTGAGTCATTGGTGGTAATTAAAAACGAATTGATGGACAAGGAAACTGGAACCAGAGAGATTACTTATGCGTGTCCAAATTGTGGCTTTGTTAGGAGCTTATTGGAATGAGCATAAGTTATTCGGATGCTTTGGCTGGCAAAGAATGGGACGAAGAAGTAATGGGGCAGAAAGTTACTGCCAAAGGGACATTAATTGATTTTGGCTCAGACGCAAAACTCCGAACTAAATATTTTGCGGGAGCGGATAAGAGCCATCCAGCAAGGGCTAATTTGGTGATGATGGATTGGCTTATACACAGGCTGACTGAGCGCGGAGATATTATTCTGGATCCGACAAGCGGAGTTGGGAGCTTAATGTATGCTACATTGTTGGGCAGAAATGTGGTGAATATTGAGCTGGAACACCACTTTGCCGAAATTCAGCAGCTAAGTTGGGCAAGGCTGAATATGGAGCACACGACAACTGGAACCTACACGTTGCTGGAAGGGGATGCCCGGAGACATTTGCCAATTAAGGCTGACCATGTGATATTCTCTCCACCTTATTCGGTCAATATTAGTCAAGGCGGAGCTAAAGTGGCTGCGATGGCTGCGGAAGCTGGCACTACGGTTAGTCAGTATGGCAGAGACCGGGCACAGTTGGCGACTCTTGGCTACTTTAATTTGATTACTGGTATGAAGGAGATTTATCGTGGATTATATAATTCTTTGTCTAGCGGTGGCTTCATGTGTACTATAACTAAAGACTCTGTCAATACCAAAGCCAGCTCATTTAGAGGATATGGTGGAATTGAGCCATACTCGGCTGACACCATCAAGATATGTTACGAAGTTGGCTTTGAACTATACGAATTATGGCAAAGAGAAGCGAAACCAAGTTTGAGGCTCCAAATAGCCTGGTCGCAAAATCCCGGGATTCCACACGTCCAAACCGAGGAAATCATCATCCTAAGGAAACCAAAATGAAAGGAAAATGGTGCACATATAAGCCGGTTTTCTGCCAGGAATCTGACGGTTGTAAGAACTGTTGGATATATATAAAAATATTGGAAGGAGATTATGTCAATGTCAAAGAAAACAGCCAAGAAACAGAACAAAAATCAAGGCCAAAAAGTGAATCCAGTAGCCAAGAAAGAGAAGCGGATGGAGAAGAAACTGGAGAAGCAACTCGGTGTAGATACCGGAACTGAGATTAAGAATATGGTGGAGCCAGTTGGCTCGGAACTTGGGAATGGCGGAGAGCCGGTCATGACTCCAGCAGAAATGAGCTATATTGAGGATACCAGAAAGCCTGAGCCGGGAATAGATGAGTTGGAACAAGAAATTGCTGAGACTGGATTTAATCCACAGAATGTAGTAGATGCAATATTGAAGAAATATGGAGTAAAAAATGCCAAAGCGATATAGCAATAAAGCAGTAGACCAATCAGTTCTGGACAATGCGATTATCCTTAGTTATTCCGTCCACCCTAAATTTTCTAAGTGCGGCATATATACCATAAGAATACGTAGCTGCAAAGATGGTAAAGAATACTTACTATATCCAGAATACAAAGCGGTCAAAGAGAGGTTATCTACTGGAGAACTGGGATTATTACTAGGAATAAGCATCCAAGAGAGATTTGACTAATTGTCTGGTTCGATTGAAGCATACGGCAATTTGGGCAATAGAGACTTGGCTCGGATACTCCAAGAACTAACTTCGGCGAGCATTATTGGAGTAGATACTGAGTGCGTAAGTCTGGAAGATAGGAGCATTATTGGACTAGCGATTAGTCCATGTCCAGATTATGCCGTCTGGTTCAAAGAGGATAGTCCATATCTTTGGATTGCGCTACAGATTTTGCGGAATCCAGCAGTAGCAAAGGTATTCCATAACTGCAAGTTTGATTTTGATGTGCTGGAATTGTTTGGAATTGACGAGAGCAACTATGAGGATACGGAGATATTGGCCTATACTCTGAATTTGCCACAGAAGTTATATAATCTGGCGCTAAGTCTCGGCTTCCATGTGCCGGATAAATTCGCCAACTTTACGTTCCAAAAAGGGCAGACGATGCTGGACATTTATCGGGCGGACCCAGATATCGTATCACAAAAATGCTGTGTTGATGCCACACTTACATTAAAGTGCTGGTATAGTTTGCTTCCGAATATAGTTGAATCATATAAGATTGACCGCGATATCGTGCATATTTTACGGCATATGGAGAAGATGGGAGTGGTAGTAAACCAACCAAGCGTAGCAGAGTTCCATACGGTGCTATCTGAGCAAGTGGACTATATGCGGGCATTAATTAGCACCAAGGGCTGTGACCCGAATAGCAACCAGCAAGTTGGAATAGTACTGGCTCAGAAGGGCTGGAAATTACCATACACTAAATCCCGAAAGCAGCTAAAAGTGGATGAGCGGACATTAAAAGATATTGATGACCCATTAGCTCAATCGGTACTGCTATACCGAGAAAAGGCCAAGTTATTAAATACCTATGTGACACCGTTAATTGGAGTGGATAGAGTCTTTACCCATTATAATAATACTAGAGTGGTTACTGGCAGGCTGTCCAGTTCTGACCCAATCAATATGCAGAATATACCGGATTTTTATAGAGTGGTATTTCTGGCAGATACCGAGTTTAAAAGTTTGGACGCCAGCCAAGTTGAGCTACGAACTATTGCATTTTTGGCCCAAGATAAAAATATGATGGATGCCTTTGCTTCCGGTAAAGATATTCATAAAGATACGATGGATAGAATGGGAATTACCGGGCATATAGCTGACTTGGTAATGGCTCGGAGACTGGCCAAGACATTAAACTTTGCGGTGGCTTATCTCGGTGAAGAAGATACCATAATCGAAAATGCCAAAAAAGAAAACATTATTATTACGCTGCCACAAGCAACTGATTTTCGGCAGAGATATTTCCAAAGTTATCCTGGAATAAGAGACTATATTTATTCCCAACGAGAGCAGATAACGAAATATGGCTTTGTAACGACTCATTATGGACGGGTTAGACGAGCAGACCCAATAAGAATGGCTAACCCGCATAGCCGCGAAGCAGTTATTCGGGAGCTATTCAATATGCCGGTGCAAGGAACGGCTGTGGAAATTATCAAAAAGATGATGAAGAAAGCTGAGAAGCATGATTTGCGGATTCAAGTGCATGACGAGTTGGTATATGATGGAGATTACCCGGCACCAGACTCGTTATCACATCTGGGCCCATTCGAAACACCCTTATCGTTAAAGGTTGGAAAAAGCTGGGGCGAATTGGTCAAGGCTTAGTGTGCAAATAAAAGACCTGAACGCTCAGGCTTAGAGGCTAGAGGGCTAGAGGCGTTTCAGTGTGCCTGATATATGCCCTTAGTTAGGGCTAGAGAGGGCTTTAATCGAGTGAATAGAGAGTTTTCACCCGGCTTAAAATACGCCCCTAGAATCGCATTACAAAAAGCTAAACCAAATAGAATGGAGAGGTAAAGTGGACTTAAAGTGGAGACCAAGTAATTGGGTTGAAATGAAGGGTCTGGTCAGTGTGACAAACGATGAGACACTTACTAAGTTAATGGATAAGTTAATGGAATATACCGCTACACAGGTATTGGCGGCTTATTGGAACTCCAATGAATTTGTCAAAGATTGCCGAGAAAATGGGGACAATGAGGATAATGCGGACAATTTGGAAACCTAAATGTGGTGATTACGTACCACTTTTCGGATAAATAAAATCCAAGCCACTATTTGCACAACCAGAATTATTAAGGCTATGAAAAATTCGGATTTATTTAGACTGTCTGGTACTATATGGATACCATTCATAAGATGCCAAAAAACTTGGACTGCCAAAATGCCAGTCAATAGACTTGCCGTGAGGGATATCCATAATATAATGCGCATTAAGGTGAAGTCCAGTTTAATTGTTGTGCCACTATCCTGGCCCGATAGGTTGGCTGTTTAGAATGTTCGTCAATGGCTTCGATTTCCATGGGAGAATTTGGCAGGAACATAATATATTTGGTGGTTCCAAACCGCAAATCCTTGAGAGTTATTGGTGCAGTTGCAGTACGCCCACCCTCAAGAAACGCCAGGTCTAAAGACGGCTTTCGCATATCGGATTGTCCAAGAATTACCGTAAAGTCTAAAGTTCTGGTAGTTTCTGGCTGCAAAACCCCACGATAAATATACTCGCGAAGAATTGGCGTTTTGGTACTATCATTGGAATTAAGCTCAATTTTTAGACGGAATTTTTTGCCTGATAGTGCTGATAAGTCCACTGATTGGACTCCATTAGAAGTTATGGTGGCTAATAGAGTCCAACTAGAATCAGTGTCCTTTTCATAATAGACTTTGATATTTATATCGGCTGTTAGGTTTTCGGCTATTGTCCATAACTGATAAAATACTTTAACCCAAATATCATAGTTGGCGTCAAAGTAACTGGTAATTAAATAGCCTTGCGTACAGAAAGTATAATTGGAATCGCCTAATGGATAATTGGGACTTCTGGATAATATTATGTTGGCAACATTGGTGCCATAAGCAAACCAGAGTTTTGGATTAACTCCAGTACGCTGCATAACTTTTATTGCACCGCAAACATTTGTGGACAAAAAGATGTATGGAACCCATTCCCAGCGTAGTCCATACTTCTCGTCATATCGCTCTCGGCCTGTGTAGATAATATAGTTGGTTCCAACTAGTAACACCACATACAAATTCTTATCATCACAAGTAATGCCTTTGGCGGAACCTAACGTGCTAAGTTCTGGAGAGCGTTCTAGTGGCCCCATATAGTCTATGCTAAGAACTGAACTGGGACTACCAGCAATTTCCATTATATCTCCAGCCACTGAGCAATATAAAATCCCCTGCCAGACGATATTGTACTTGAAATTAGATGAGTCCCTACGCTGTTTAAATTCTGGAGTAAGCACTACTGGACGGCCATCTGTTGGTAGCGCATAAAGGCCATCAGTTTTGCCAATTAGTAAAGTTCCATTCAATACATTTAGACTGGTAATATCGGAGTTTTCATCACCAATATAATATGGCGGGTCTAGCCAGCCTTGACCTGCAACTGGTATGTCATATTCCTCAAACATAAAATCGGCGGTTAAGACGTCATTCCAAGTGGCTCCAGAATCAGTACTGTATTCGGCATTTCCACCTGCATAGCTTGGCGCGGTAGCATCTTCGCGCCAGTTTACATAGTTAGCGATACTACCACTTGGCGCGGATACTACTATGGCATATTTGGTGGTGGCTGTTAATGCGGTGCCACTACCCAGATAAATGGTATACCACTCTCCATCAGCATCTGTAGTTAGAGTGTCTCCATTTATTGTCCCAGAGCATAGGACAGCGCCAGTTGGAAAACCTGAGACATCTGTGGCGTAGATTTTAATGGCAACTTCACCGGGAGAGCCCACGCGATATAGCTTTAGCTTAACGCTGCCAATAGTATGGGAAGCAGCCGGTGTAAAAGTTTGGGCACGTATTATTAATCCATAGCTAGAATCGGCATTGTCATCATTGGTATTATAAGAATCCTGCAAGGTTGGAACAGTAGCTTCTGGAGTAAGTGTAGTGCGGATTTCATTTGGGCGCTTTGCAGCTACGCATAAGTCTTTGGTGCCACTAAATGGCGGCGCAACAACCAAATTATGTATAACTGCATTGTCTAAGTTGGACTGTGTCCAATCGCCAGAATCCCCAGTTGAACTAATGTAGTATTTGCCGGTGGTGAGACCACAAATAATATAGTCGTCATAGACTCCAAGACATTCGATGGTATCGGCAGCTATGGTTAAGACGGTATCCCAGGAAGTGCTGCCAGTATTTAGACGGTATACTTTAGTAGTACTAAATGCATATTCACGGTTGGCGAAGAACTCGAAGCCGATAATAGTGGCTGCTATAGCTCCGATTGTGTTAATTAGCGGGCCAAGTATTATTTGATTTGGCTCTCTGGTATCTATATTCTGCCCGTCAGCATACATATCCGGAAGAACAAAGTGTTCTTTCTGGCCCATACCACCACGCCAATTATTCTGGGCAAAAGCAAGAATTTTTTCGGGCGGTAAATCACCATAACCAGGTATATCTGATAAAGAACGTATGGGGATGATTGGTTCCTCACTGACGGATAACTGCTTTTGGCCATTTTCTATACCCAAGTCAAAGAGCTTTGTGGTGGCACCAATCGTTATGCTAATATCGGCCATTATAGTCTACTCCCATTCTTAGCTTTGAGATATACTATCAGCTCGGTCTGAATTTGGGTATGCTTGACCAAAGCGTCACGATTGGCTTCACATATTTTGTTGTAGTCTTGGATAATAATAGTGAGCCGGTCTTCCATAAACTTTCTGTCCTCACGCATTTGGGCAATAGCTTGCTTATACATGGTGAAAATAAGAAACGCTAATATTCCGGTTATTCCACCTATACTACCAATGTACTCAAGTACGCCCATCAAGTAAGCTCCTTTATGATAGTAAAGTCCAAGTTCCCAAAGAATAGCATATATAGGTTTGGAAAGTATCAGTTGATATCCAGATAGTACCAGCTAGTGGGCTTGCTGATTTAGCGGAATTTATACCAAATAATACTCTGGTGGTGGGAACTACTGGAACTGGTGATGTTGGTGCTTGTGTCCGTATAAAAGCGCCATCACTGGTAGTTAGCTTACGTTTTGGAATTACTATGATGCCCATAGGTTAGTGCGTGCTCCATATTTCTGGGCGTATTAGCCCTGCTTTTTGCAAGTTCTGGCGGTCAATATTATGGGCTATTGAATATTGGTCTATCATACTGTTAATCCCGCGCCGGTAATTAATGTGCCATCTGGTGCTTTCATTGGATACTGTGCTTTGCGGAGAGCCAGTTCTTGGGTCCAAATCTGCACTAGTTGCTGCCAGCGTTCCACATTTTGGGTTCCAGCGCTACCAACTTTCTGTTTGCAGAGATAAAGAGCGGCTTGGGCAGATAGAATTAAAGTAAATGGGCTATCCAAAGCTATTGTTTCGGAAGCTCCGGAGCCAGTAAATGTTAATGGTTTGATACCAACTACCATTAATTTATATCCGGCTGTATAATCGGCGTTAAGAAAGAGTTTGCCGTCTGGAGTTATATCCCAATCGTGTAATGGCAGCATTGGATAGTTAGAGTAATCAAGAGTATTTTGGCGAGTCCATGTCACTGTGCCGTCACTAACTGTTCCATCTTCAGTTGTGGGCCAGGTCGGCTCAGTAGCTGCATGGGAAGTACCGGCTGTGGTGCAGATATAAGTATAGCCAGTAAATGTAGATAACGAAGTTGGGCGTACTACAGCATCTTCGGCATAGACTGTAGCGGCTACCCAAATATCCTCAATAGTTTCCTGGGCTAAGAGTATTTGATGTGGACGATTCTGGTATATACTCAATGAGCTAATGTCAAATTCGTATTGGAAGTCAACCGTCTCAATACTCATATCGCGGACTACAGCATGGATTTCTGGGCAAATAAGAGTGGCCGCATTACGTATTGCTACGAGTTTCTGGTTTCTGGTAAATAACCTATGCACTTCATAAGTTACGGTGGAAGCTATTTGAGCCGAGAAAGCGGATTTAACGGTGAGAGTATTGGTGGACAGACTATCCACTACTCTAGTTTCTCCATTACAGGTGCCACTTGTAATGTGGACTATCATACCATCGCAAACCCAATCTGCTACTTTCTCATAAAGAGAGTCGTCTACTAGAGTGGTTTTGCCAGCATTACCTGTGGCAGTAGTGGTGGAAGACCAGCTATCGTCTAAGTCCTGCCCAAGTAAGGTTAATATGGTACTCATTAAAGTGGACATATTTATCAATCCTCGGCGTTTTTATTTTTAATGGTTTTGATGTTAATACTGCGTGGTGAGCCGGATTGGACAGTACCAGCTCTAGCTCGACCAACATTAACTTTGCGTGGTTGTGTGCCAAATTCAACATGGAATATACCATTCTGAAAGGAGTTTTTATCAAATGTTCCAGACATTTATCTTATCTCCCAATATATTCGATGTAATATTTGCCAACTAAACTTGCAGCATTGGCATCAAGTATCTGGCCTACTAGCCAACCATCGGTAGCTGATGCGGAATCTTGGCACAAAACCCATTTAGTCTGGGTGCCACCATCTCCTGCTACCCAGGAATCATCAATTTGGGCGCTGTTTAATAGCAGGTCATTAAAGAACTCTGTGCCACGGTTGGTTCCGGCTGTATCATCTGCTATGCCTACATCGAGATGGGAACCAACTGTACCGCCACCAGTAGTTACCTCTACCACTACCTTTTTGATTAAGATATCTTGGGCTTCTGGATTATGCCAAGAGAAACCGATGGCATTGGCGATTCCAGCAGTCAGCGAGCCGGATAACGAGCGGACTTCGCCGTGGTCAATATAACCAATATTGTCTTTTATAATAGTGTGAGTACCAGCACGGGTAATTAATGATGTAACACCACCGCTAACATCATTACTTTGGATAATATTATAATCCGATGCGGACTCGGCGATATTGGCGGCTACCTTATTAGTTAAGGTCGCTTGGCAGGAATTTCCAATTATTTGATTGTGATTGGAACTGGCCTCTATACCAATATCAGCATAGGTGTTGGTGGTGGCTTGGCCGTTATCTACAAATCCGCCATTCAGAACTGAACAATAGGTGGACGCATAAATCTGAACGCCATACCAACCGGCTTTGTAAACATGGAGTTGAGTCTCACAGTCAGCGGTTCCATTTAACTGCACTCCAGTACGCCCATCTTCTACTGAGACCCATTTTACTTGATGGTGACTACCAGCTTGAACGGTTAGTCCATTATATCCATTAGAGTATGAAAAGCCACTTAGGTTAAATCCGGTACCAGTTACTATAGCCCCTTCTTGGGTATTTGAGATTGACATAATATTTATGGAACCATAATAACAAGTGCCAATACGAACACCGGCTAAAGCATTTTCCAAAGCTACTATTACTAGGTCGGTATAGTAGTCATGGTCAAGATATACACCATAGCCTTGTGCGGCTACACCACCAAGACCATTACCATAAGCCATTACCGCACCCGTTAATACATCGCTGTAAGTTGCCGCTAAGCCACAGCCTTGGTTGTCATAGCATACAACATTGGAGTATTGGGTCTTGTCTGTATATTCAAGATGGATTCCGCCTCGCTCTTCCCAGGTAGTTACACCGTTTTTACCGTTGTTATAACATGATACGTTGCTGAATTTGTGGCCATAAGTATGATTGGGAGCAGCACCGCCTTGAGAGTAAATGCCACCACTACCACAATTCTTGACTTCGATATTTTCTAGCGTCCAGTAATCACAGCCCAACATGAATATTCCTATGTTGTACCATTTGTCATAGTCGGTTACTGGCGCACCTTGGTTTGCCGTATTGCCATCTATTTGCAAGTTACGGATAGTTATATGGTCATAAAAAGTGGGGTCGTCTGGATGACCTGAGTAGATTACTGGGCAGGCACTACCAATATAAGTCAATCTTCCTGTGGCATTGGGTATGACACCATCAGCTAATTTGATAATGGTACTTGGCCCCTGCCCACATATTTCCACGTAGTCTTTGCTGGGAGCTATAGAATCAGATATAAGAAATGTTCCTTCGCTGAGTAATACACGGCCACCACCGGATGGTAGAGCATCTATGGCGGCTTGGATCTCAGTGTCATCGGATACTCCATCACAAACGTAGATTGTGTAACCTAAGCCCTGCAAAAATGAGGCAAAGGCTTTTGTCATGGCAGAGGCGGTATTGGATACTACCGAAGCGGAAGCTCCAACTGAGCCAAATAAGTCGGAAGTGTAGCTATGGGCGGAGTTCCAATCACTAGCTTGCACTAAGCTGGAATCTGTTCCATTTGTTTTGGTACTAACCTTAGCGTGTGTTATGCCCATAGTCTATTTATACTCCGAATAAATGGCGTTCTTGTTGGTATATATTTGCTATTTGAGTGGTTGCCATTACTCCAGATACCATCTGAGGCATTGCTATTTTCCCAGCAAAGTTAGCCTGGGCATCCCAGTCTCCAAACTTTAGATTATTGGCTGAAGTAGCGGCTGCTGTAAAGACACCAAATTCATTGTTTGCTGAATCAAACTGGATACCATTCCCATACATCTTGAAGCCAGAACTTAAAGTTCCGCCGTCATAGGTAATGGCATAGAATACCCAGGTATTCTGCCATACAGCAGGTGCTCCACTACGTCCTATAGCGCCACCGCCAGTGCCATAAACATACCCATAAGCTACTCCAGAGTACCACTCTAAGCCGTAAGCTCCCGTTTTGAAAAACTGGCCTCGGTCATTACCATCCACAGTAGTATTTAGTGCCCACATGAGAGCGGTCCAGCCAGTAGTTAAGTTAAGTGAGCTATCGTTTCCGCAACTTACTACATCATCTGTACCATCAAAACTCAAAACCCACAGGCCACTGGGTAGCCTTACCCAAGTTGCTCCGGTGATTGCACCATCATTAGTTGCTCCTTGAGAAGTTTTATTCCAAACAGTTGAGCCATAACCTGGCAATCCCGGCAGATACAATACACAGTTTGGGTCAGCAGGTGGATAGTCATAGCCGTTAATAGTAACTCCATGAACCATCCTACCATTTATCTCAGTGGGAGTTCGCCATGTTGGTTTGGCACCATGCTGGACAGATGGCTCATAGGCTAAGTCATGTGGTCTACCATTAAGTATTACGATTGCCATAACTATACCAACTGATGCTTAAATTTAATTGCCCAAGTTATGTTATTGGTATTAGTCCAAGCCGCTGTAATTACATCAGTGGATTTGCAGACTTTATTGGGCTTTATTACCAGGTCGGTTACGGCATTGGCTACCAAATCAAGAGTCAAGATAACTAAGTCATAGGCTGCATCAACTCCATCATCCAAAGTTATAACTAAGTTCGGGTTAGCACCAGTAGGTGCAGAAGCCAAATGAAGTTCAATTTCTGTCAATTTGAAGGCGGCTGCTGGAGCTATTTTGTGTGTAGCAACGACTATATTTCCAGTAGTAGCGGTGAATGGAGTTTCTACTGTAGCCGGTTCGGAAACTTTGCCAATTAGATTGGAACCAGCGGGGAGAGCCGCCACTACATCTACCTGTGCTTCGCTACCAGAAACTATATTGTCTAGTGTTTGGAGAGCGGTTACCATAGCGGCATATTGGAGCTGGCTAATCCCACCAGTTTGCAGGGCTGTGTTTATGGCTTCAACGGCAGTCTTGATGGAGCCAGAATTAGCCTCTATAGTAAGCATTGACGGAAAGACTTTGGCATCGGAACTGCCGGCAGCTCCACAAATGATTGACCCAGCAGTTCTGGTCATAACGAGCTGGAGTCGGCGCCAGTAACCCAGAACTACATACCGATATGTGCCGGTATCAAGAGTATAACTGATTTGGGTTACTGATGGAGTTTGAACTGTGGCTTGGTCTTGGCGGATATACGGAACATTGGCATAAGAGCCTAACTCGTGGACTTTACCCTGTATATCGAGTGTACCGGAGAATCCGGTAGTGGCTATCTCGATAATGGTTACTTGGCAGCGCTCAAAATCGGACTTGAGGATAACTGTTTCGGATGCTTCTTTGGCATTCCAGATTGCTTGGGAAACTACGTATGGCAAGGACATTTTGTGCCACTCTCCTTTTTGTATTCTGGAGTAGCGACTAAATAACTACTTCCAGTTCATTTTACCTCAACAAACTTTTCCAGAACTATAAGTATACTTGGCTCAATCATTAGTGGTTTGCCATCAATTTCTGACGGCAGTATGATTTTTTGGATATCAATCTCAGTTTTCTGGGCCATAAGTTCATTCACTTCTGTGATAAACTTATGGTATTCTGGAGATATTGGTCTGCCCTGTGGGTCATTTGGAGTTATAACTTCTGAACCACCGACTTTATTTTTCGAGCCATAAGTATCTACCAAATGATTCCGAACAGCATCAACTATTTGGAACTGTTCGGATAATTTGGTAGCCACTTTAACTACCTGTAGGCTAACTTTTACGGGTAACCTCATTTGGGTTAAAGTTTGTATTGCCCCACGGCTAAGATAAATCTCTCCATTTGTAAATTCCATCTATCTTCCTTTCTTTATCTTGATGGTTTTAGCTCCACAAGTTGGGCATTTAACGATTGGTTTCTCAACCATAATCGCTTTCCATTGGCACTCGGTACATTTATAACCCATATAGATATCCCCCTTTATTTATTCAGTATGGGGGATGATTAAAGGCTCATCCCCCAAAGCCTTGCCTAGATAGATGACTCGACTATATCTATGTTTACAGTCACACTCCAAGACTTACCTGCTGGAACAATCTCGTTCAGTATGTCTAGTCCATTTGGCGAGGACTCGATTATAAGGGCTTTTCCGGCGGGAATGGTATATGTACCACGACCCATTCTACTATTCTGTGCCGGAACGCTCTTGTCAAGTAAAACCATTTCGCTCATGTTATCACCACCTTTTATGAACTAGTTACTGTCTCAACTCCAGCGGCAGTCTTGAATTTGAGCTTGTCCTCTGACATGTCATACCATATCTGGCCTTCCTCGGTGCCGTTGGTATCAGTCCGTTTCAAGCCAACATAGGCTTCAAACTGGACGCCACCACCAGTGCCAACAGAAATGTATATGGCTGCCTCTGTGGTACCCGGAGAAACAATAGTCATTTGGGTAGTTGACAGGTCAGATATGTATATGTTGGCATTTCGGAAGCAGAGCTTGCTTGATTCGGGAATGGTCAGATTGCCATATGTAACTGCTGAACCATCAGACTCAGCAAACATTAGGCGGCGAACTTTGGTTCCACCAGTAAGGGTCAAAAACTTTATGACCTTCTCGCTGATGTCATACCACATCTGTCCATCTGCACCACTGGCATCGGTGTCGGTCTGGTAAAGACCAACATAGCCATCAAAGTCAAAGCCACCACCAGCTCCACAAGTGAAGATGATGGCAGACTCGGTCGTGCCCGTAACGCCAATCTGCATCTGGGAGGCACTTATTGACTTGATGTAGATGTTGGTATTTCTGAAGTAAAGCTGGTTGCCCTCGGATATGGTAACGGTGCTTTGGACAGTCAGGGCACCCACAAGAACTACCGCATCTGACGAATTGGAAGTCAGGATTTTCCGGACTTCTGAGCCATTGTAGTATTCCAGATACATCGGGTTTGCGCTGTGGGACCAAAGCATACCACCCTCTGCACCATTAGTGGCAGTTGCCGCAAGCTGTATATAGCCTTCAAAGTATACAGCTTTGGTCGAGCCGGTATAGAAGATGGCAGAGTAGGTCTGACCGGTGCCATCAAGATGGAATGTCAGTATTCCATCTATGTCAGAGTTGATGTAGAGCCCAGTATCTCGGAACTCAAGTTTGGCATCGGTAGCTACCCGTAGGGAACCGCCGTCAAAGGCTATCACTCCAGATGAATGGGTCAGCGTTATGTCACCATTATTGAAGTTGATGACCGCACCACTGGCCAAGAACAAGTCGCTCCACATTAAGGAAGCTGTACCAAGAGCACCACCATCACTGGTTACCGGCGAAATGGTGCCAAGAAATGTGGACGGGTCCAGCACATTTGACGGCATAACGCTTATCAGGATGCGGTCGCGGGCTAAGAGTTTGCCAATCATCTGCTTGTAAGTGGCACCAGCGCTGGATGCCGGTTTACCGGATTCACCTAGATAGAGTGGCGCCCCAAAGAAGTCGGCTGCCGCGGCGAAGTAGACCGTTGTTGGGTCTCCATGAGTGCCAATTGTGGGGATTGTTCCAAGTTCCGCTTTCAGACAAGCCGTGATGGTATCACCGGCAACACCGCCTTCCACAGCTATACAGTCTGCTCGCTGAGAATCGGACTGATCAGCAAACTGGACGGTATAGGCATTATCGGTGTTGTACCAGCTTAGTAAATCACCAGGTTCAACGGCTTCCAGTAGCGTTACCTTGAATTTGCCCCAGGCTTCCAGAACAATCTTGTCGGAATCAGTGTATGTGAATCCCATCGCTTACGCTCCCCACGCTTCATCGGTAATGCCATCATACCGAGCAAGCGACAATGTATTGAACAGAGCCATTGAAGCATACCACTTGATGCGGGTTCTGCTGGCATCCTTGGTCTCTAAGTCACCAAGGTCTTTCACTTGGATGCCACCATTCTGACACCCCGACAGGGCTTTCTCACCGAACTTAACGGCAAAGATAGAAGTTGCCGTGCCACCAGTTTTGGCGGAGTAAATGCTGGACGAGATGGCTTCGGTCTGGAGAATCCAGTCAGTGGTAATTACCGGGACGCCTTTGAAATAGCCAATAGGTTTGCCAAATTGGTCTACAGTGAATTTGATGGGACTGTAGTTTCGCTCGGCATAATCGGAAAGGTTATCCAAAGTAGTCCTGGACATGACTAAGAAGTCGGGGTCACCGGGCATTACCAATCGGCAAAGCTGCTTTAGCTTACGGACGGAACCGGCTGCCGGTGTGGCATCTGTGCCCGCATGAACCTGATGAGTGGTGCCGGAACTGACTAATTTATGGAGTCCATTGAAGCTCTTTGTATCGCTGGAAGTGTCACCATAAACAGCCGTATCCTCGAATTTTCGGGCGATGGATTTGGACTTTAGCTCCGTCACAATCGCCTTGAGATTCTGGATATTGCTCCGGGTCTGGCGTAAAAACTCATCTACGTCAGCATCACCACCAAGAATCTTGAGTGTGGCGGTCTGCTGGGTAAACGTGGGAGTGGATTCTGTCCATGTATCACCCACATCATAGAATCCTGCCGTGGGAAGTGTGTTCTCCTGATTGTAAGTCAAGCCGTTACCAACTATATCTATAAATGGTAAGTGCTTGAGAAGTTGAGACTCGGTGATTATGGTCTCAATTACACCTTTCAGGAGAACATCAGTGGAAAGTTTTGCTGCTTCCACCAAAGTCATAGCCATATTTTTCGTTCTCCTTGGTTAAAATTTGGTTACTTTCCAGCCTGCTCATTTTGCTGGAACGCGTATTCGAGCTTTTGTAACGGGGTCATTTTATCAATGTTGGGTAAGCCGGTTCCACTGGGCCCAGAAGTCGAGACTTTATCAATCCCAGACTTTTTGCGTATTTTCTGGATTTCCTTATTGCCCTCAGTTTTTAGAGCTTCGATGGTTTTGGTCTGGTCTTCCACAAGCACTTTCTTTATGCTGCCCAGAAAGCGGTTGAAACCAACTTGAGGGTCGTTAGTATCTTTTGCCCAATCAATTCTAGTATCATCTATCTTGAGACCAACTGCGTCAACGAAGTTGGCAAGATATTGGTAGAACTGGACTGGTTGCCGCTCGATTGGCTGTTGGACTGGAATTCTTGGCTGAGTTCCACCCTTTTCCAATCGGGCTAATCGCCGCTCAAGTTGCTCCTCTTTTGGAAGCCCATTCAAACCCGCATCCTCTTGGCTCTGGAAAAACTGATTAAGGGCATTGATGGTCTGGGTCATCTGGTCTTGTAACTGGTTGATTTTTCTGTCCATAAGACTCTGGAATCTGGAACTGGCTTGGCTAATAGCTGTCTCAATATCAGCTTTACCAAGGAGTTGCTCCGGCTTTTTACCAGATTCAGGCTCAGAAGTTTCCGCGGGTTCGGATTCCTGAGCTTCGGATTCTGGAGTTTCTGGCTCAGTTTCCGCGCCTTGGACACTCCCTTTAGGCTTACCATTGGAGTATGGGTTTGGTAGTGGCTCACCTTTTTCTGTTTCTGGCAGCTCGATATTCCTGGGTGGAACACCTGCTTTGGCAAGAGCTTCGGCTACTATGGTATTAACTGATTGAGGATTAGCCTCATTACCCATTTTATAGCTCCTTATTTGGATTTCTTTTCCGCAACCTTTTTGACTTCGCCGTGGACTGGACTACCGCCACCTTTGGGATAGCAGACGTGTATGTAGACATCTTTTCTGGGCTTGACGGTTTTGACTCGGCCGCCACGGCGGACACATCTGGTGAATGATTCTGGCATATTATCTTGCTCTCCTTATTAGTATTCTAAGCCTGAAGCTAGTTGCTGTCAAGTATAACAAATGTTAGTCTGCATTTTCCGTATTTAGCTGCTCCAATACCTTAATATACGGTCAAGTTCGGGATTTTGTGCCCGGAGCTTGTCTTTGGCAATCCGCAATTTTCGCATGGCGATTATGGCTTGCGGGCTACTGGATAATACTGCACGTTGGATAGCCGGGTCTGGAGTGCCAGAAGCATAGTCGATAATGGCGGCGATTTCGGGTGGATACTGAGCCAATACCGCATTTTGCAGGTCATAGTATGGTTGTACTTTTGTCATATCTCGACTATAGGCGGCTCTTAATGGACTCTTATAGCGGTCTTTGCGAGATTGGATATATGAGGCGGTTTCTGGAGACAAGCTCGTAAAGAACTGCCGCTCTGCCATTCTATACGCATCATAATTGAACATTCCAAGTTCATCCTCAAAGTTGCTGGAATCCATAAACTTGTAATACTCGTCAAGTTTGATATCGTCTGGATGGCGGACTGGCTCATCCCAGCCTAATAGCTGCCTGTATGCTTCCCAATCGGCTTCGGTCTTTGGAGCATTTGGAAAATCCTGCTCTAACTGTTGTACTTGGGCTATATAGTTGGCATAGCTTTGGCGATATAAGGCTTTCCATTCACGTGGACTAATCCGACCTGACTGGAGAGCTTTATCATATTGTTGCTCGTTGTAAAGTCTGGAACCTTTAGTTGGATTGTCCTTATCGGCTCCATATAATAATGTCTCACGGCCAAGTTTGAGCTGTATATAGTCGTCCCAGATTGGTTTGGACTTGGCGGTTAGCCCAGATGGTCTAATATATCTCCATAGCTTCTGTCCTGGAACATCTTTATAGATGGCTTCTAGTTGGTCTTGTCGGAGTCCTGTGAATGGAGACTCGCCAGCTTCTCGTAATGAGGCTCGCTGGGTCTTATCCAAACCTAAGTCTTTTGCTTTCTGGTTAATCGCCTCAAAGCGTGCTAGTTCGGTTGGAGTCATTTCTTTAACGGCACCGCCTGGAATAGATAATAATTGACGAGTATAGTATTTTTCCCAGGCTTCTTGGATAGCTTCTTTTGGTGCAGTTTGTGGATTATAGCCCATATCTACCAACTGCTTTTCGACTTCTCGTTGGGACCAATTGGCTACGGAGTCTCCATATACTGCTCTTAAGTACATATCAAATGGCTCATTGAGAAGTGCAGCAGCGGTGGAAATTCCCGGTAACTTTAGTCCAGCTACGGCTTCGAGCCATTTCTGCTGTGGGATAATTGGTTGCGGTTCTGAGCCAACTGCAAATTCTCCGGCTTGCTTACCCATAACGCGTTCGACTAATGTGGCGGCAATTTGCCATTGTGGACCCAACGATATAGCAAGATTGTTGCGCATCCAATTCATGCCTTGTTGCATTTCGCCAAGAGCGGCTGGAGTAAATTGGCCCTGGTCGGCAAGCTGCCAAAGCATGGTACTACGTAATGGATTGTACCAGTAGCTTGTTCCGGGAATCGGTATATCTCCAAATATTCGACTTGGCTGTTCGGATTCAGCTTCACTTCTTTGGAGATTAACAACTTCGATACCAAGTCGCGGCTTCTGAATCATTTGGGTTGCATAGAATGGAATAGAGCGGGATGGGAAGAACCAGAATGGAGCGCCAATTCCCTGCATAAATTCGTCTAAGTTGGTGCGCTTGGCGTAATTACCGAATGTAGCATAAGTCGAGTCTAACGCCATATCTTTGGCTCTATTGGAAATTTGCTGCTCTTGGAGAGAGATGGACTCTTTGGCGCGGATGGTCTGCTCCCGAAGTTCATCTAATAATTTGTTGCGAGCGGTTGGAGCTGTATGGCGCTTATCCCATGCAGTTATAACGCGGTTTTCCCAGCCCTCTAATATTTTGCGCTGTTCTTGGAGAAAGTCATTTTGGGTTATAATCTTGCCATCAGCACCTATGACTTTTGGGAGTCTATTTATATCTATTCCAGTAGCCTTGAGCTTTTCTTGGCCTACACTGAACCAGCGCTGTTCTTGGACTCCACGGTATGTATGCCATAAGAGGTCATTGTTTGGAGCAGCTTGTCGCATGGTTTCGGCAAGGTCTGGAGCCAAACTCTGTATCTCGGTAATATAGCTATCCCAGGCGGCTTGAACTTTTGACTGGTCTTTGGCGAATTTGACTACATCTGCCACCCTAAAGGTTTTTTCG